TTTCGCTATGGAAGACATAGATTCATTGTACGATGAGTACCAGGGCGCTCAGGACTTAAATCCTTTGTACGGAGATGCCCCAAAGATATATATGGGTGCTTGCTGCGCGATAAATGGATTTATTAATCCTCCAAGCAAGTTAGACATAGTTAGACCAATATACCATAGATACTTTGATAATAACTCAGACCTAAAAAACGAAGTTATAAGTTTACTTGAGAAGAGAAAGCATCTAGAGGTAGATGCGTATTGTAATTCATTATCTAATATACGTAAAGAACAACTAAAGTCCTTGAAATCTATTTAATCTTAATAATCCCCTTGAGTCTTTGAAGGTGCTTTGACCAATCCTTCTGGTCCTTCAATGCTTCAAATAGTAGTCTGAAATAGTTTTCAGCATCACCGATGTTTCTTTTCTCTAACTCTTGATTAAGAAGTACGGCATTTTCTTCTGGAATATGTACCCAGAATTGGAATAGGTTACTAGCAGTAACTTTAACATCTTTAGGCATATTCAATGCTATAGTCAATGCCACTGCCTTAACTAGTTCGCCGAGGATATCGCCACGGCCATCAGAGATGATCTTATCCAGTACCTTCTTCTGCGAAGAGAAACTCTCTAAAAGATCCATAGGTACAACTCTATACTCGGTGTTGATAATAAAGCTAGTGATATCTCTAGCGGTGTCCATACCTACGATACCGCTTAGCCCGACTGTGGATAAGTGTCCATTGTTCTCGGTTAGGTATTTAGATACAGTTTCCCAGGCAGCTGGGTTTGGGTAGATCTTACCGGCTGCCCTAGCTTCCAAGCCAATCAATTGATCTGGCTTTGATTCGATATAGTCAATAACGTGCTTATTCATTCCGCTAGACCTAGCATATTTTAGCCAGGACATTGCGTCTGTTTCTAGCCACATATGTACTAAACGTCTACGCCAGGCTGGGTCGCCAATAATATCGTTAACGCTGTACTCCCCATCATCGGGGTTACAGGCGCACACAATATCTACATTAGCTCCTAAAGTAGCATTGCCGACTTTTCTTTCTGACAATACAGAAAAGATTGCGTTAAGAGTAGCTTTATCGGCACGTGTAATCTCGTCAAAGAATAACACAGCTCCATTGGGTGACGAGATAGCATCATACACTTGCTGAGGTGGTAGCATGTCGAAGTATTTTGAATTACCCTCACTTCTAAAAGGAATCCCCATGTCTGTCTCACTTAGGTGTGAGCATACAAATGTGAAGATTGGCTTATCTAGTGATTTAGCTAATTGATTCATACTGGCTGTTTTACCAATACCAGCCTCACCATGTAAGCAAGGAACCTTGCCAGTCTTTAATACTCTTAGAACTTCTGGAATACAGGAAGAGATACCTAGGGTTGGAATACCAATCTTATCGGCGAAAGTTACTTTTGCGTTTCTCATAATTGACCTCGATGCTTTATTCGTTTATTACTAGTGACATAACCATACTACTAGGAGGTAGAATTGGAATTTTCTATGTCTAGAAAACAGCTTGCAGAAGCTGTTCTTATGCTAGATGGCAAGCCGTTCACTTTGGAAGAGTACCCATTCTATGATGCACTCTACGAAGGTATATGGCCCCAAACATTATTGATGTGTGGTAGGCAGGTAGGCAAGTCTGTATCTGCAGCTAGTTTTTCAGTATGTGAGGCTATAGCCATACCATACTTTAAATCGTTATACATATCGCCAAGTTCTAAGCAAACAAGTACGTTTAGCAATACTCGTATTTCTAAACTAATAAGGCATTCTCCTTTACTTAAGCAGATGATGGGCGAGATTGTTAATGACAACGTTTTTCTAAAGGTTCTAGGAAATGGATCTGAACTTCTCTTCAATTACGCACAAGACGACCCTGACCGAGTACGTGGTATTACTGCAGATAGAGTAATATACGACGAGGTGCAGGATATAGATTATGACGCAGTAGTTCCTGTAATCAATGAATCCATGTCTAACTCAAGGTATGGGTATATAACTTATATGGGAACTCCCAAGACACAAGAAAACACTATTGAGTATCTATGGCAACATAGTACTCAATCCGAATGGTGTATTAAGTGCGACGGTTGTAATAAGCATTCATTCTACCGAGACGATAAAGGCGTCTCTAAAGCAGGTTTATCCTGCCTCCATTGCGGTAAATTAGTTAATCCTCGCAATGGGTGTTGGGTAGATATGAAGCCGTTAGACCAATCGCTAATACAAGCGTTTCATGTGCCTCAAGTTATATTACCAGCAAATCAAGAGCCAGACAGGTGGAAAAGAATTCTTACAAAGAAAGAAACTTATTCAGAATCTAAGTTCAAGAACGAAGTCATGGGCGTATCAGATGCAGTAGGATCTAGATTAGTTTCACTAGAAGATTTAAAGGCATGTTGTTCAAGCTCTGTTTCGCCGTCAGGCTTTGTAGTAGCGGGTGTAGACTGGTCAGGGGGTGGAACTAAGGGTTTGTCCAGAACTGTAGTGTCAGTAATGTGTAGAAATCCAGGCAGTAAGACTACCTTATTAGATTACAAAATCTACCCAGTACAAAATCCAGTAGATACCATAGATGATATTGTTAGGTTTCTTGCAATTCACAATGTGTCACTCATAGTAGCTGATGCGGGTGAGGGTGCTTTAGCCAATTCATTGCTAACACAGAAATTAGCAGGCAAGCCGTTGTATCAACTTCAATACGGATCTCAGAACAAAGCCCTTACTTGGAACAATGTAGATAGATACACAGCTGACAGAACTACTCTAATAGACTGCTTTTTCTATACTGTAAAAAAGGGTGGGTTTGAATTCCCTAATTACATTAAGATGAAAGAAGCGTTTGATGACTTCTTAGCAGAGTATGAAGAAGTAACTCCCTCAGGTAAAAAAGTTTGGAGACACTCACCTAATACTCCAGATGACTGCTTACACGCTTGTGTATTTGCATGGGTAGCTTGTAAGATCTTAACACATGATTTAGTCTTCTATTAAGAAGATAGCTACTGAGGTATATAGGTTAGACCTAAAATATATTAGCAGGATTATAGTGACATAGCTAAGTCAAGTATTGATTATTGAATGCAGCGCCTCCGATTCAGGTAGGCGTTGCATGAAGTCATCCTTTCTTATGGAAGTGCAACTAATTAAGTTCCTAAGGGTAACCCTTAGATATGCACCTAGCTAGCCCAATGCTTTTACCTTAGTGCGTCTTATCTTTCTCAGCCCTGGATAAGGCGCAATTCATTTAAGGTTATTGTTACGTAACACAAAGCTTTTAACTCTGCTAAAAAAAATCCATTAGGCACCAAGTAGAGGCGTGCTTAGTAGTATAGTTGCCTGGAAGGTTCAGGGCTGGATTTATCGAGCCCAGAACCTTAGGGCTACTATATTACCCTCGTAATCAAATAGTTACCCTGGATAGTCCAAGATTTCTTGCCACGCCTAGAAACCCAACATTAGAGCTACAGCTAGGGAATAGTACCCAGTTTCGGAAGCTCGTAGGCCTGGTTTTGCAGTAGCTTCTAGAAGTCCCGAGTATAGAGCTCGAAGTAGTAAACTTAGAGCTCGGCACTCGGGCTACTGAGCGGATGCAAGTGAGGCAGTCGAGCTTCCAAATGCGGGTCATTTCTTCACCGCGTATTAGCATGTTGCCAATAATAAGTATTGGCTGTATTCCTGTAGCTAATGACACAATAGAAGCAACAATAGTTATTGCTTTAGATTGGCGCTGTTAATGTAACTGCGAGATGAAAGCTGGTACAGTCTACTTCGTTTAGGTCTGGCTATGTCTGATGAAGTAGAGCATCGCTACGGATGAATCAGGTATAACCAGCCCTAACGAAGTAGGTTGTACCAGTCGAAAGATCGCATTTATTTTTTCTTAAGAATAGTACAGTTGATTAGCCTTTGTGCTAACCTATGATAGTCCGCCAATAGATAATACCCAGTAGATTACGCTGCAGTAGCACGCTTAGAATAAGTAGAGGTATAGAACCTTCAGGGGGCAGCCTGGAGGTTCTTAACCCATACATACCATTATTGGTATTATATGAAGCTAGCCATTAGTAGTCAGCAATAATCCGTGCTACTGCAAATGTAATTTATAAATTACAAGTAATGCTGAAGAACTAACCTGTAAGATTTAGGAAGTCCCGTAGGTAGCTTCCAGAATCTGCATGATCATGTCAGTTCATATTTATGACAATAGACTTTTAATCTATACTAGATCCATTACTTGTAGTTAGCATTAGTTCGTGCTGCGAAGCAGATACGACCGCATTGCTGAGCAGCCCTCGGAAGCCTGGGTAGACAACGTAGCACAGTAGGCTTTAGCCGACCAGTGGAGTTGTCAATCCGGCGCCGGTGGCAGCACAGCGATTGAGGTGTGTTTGACCTTCCATACTTATAGTTACTGGCGATTAGCACCAGCTAGAAATCCACGAATATGAGTATTTACAACTAGTCGTTGGTTAATACGAATTCTTATAACACAGTTTTATATATTTTTGCGTTATTCAGCTTCACCGTATGATCTACCTAGCTTTATGTCGTATGGCATCGACACTGGTAGCTGAGGGAAATTAGTAGTTATGAATGTGTCTATATGACTTGATAGAAACTGCTTTAGATTATCTACTTCAGTAGTTGGTATCTCCATCACTATAGAGTCGTGCACAGTAAGTACTAATCTACCGCGTATCTTATGTAGGTTTTGTCTTAGGTGATTTATTAGCCGCAAAACTATCTCTGCGCAGAAGCTCTGCACTAAGTAGTTTATGCCCTGCCTATGATTCCTACTCTCGAATTGGCCTCCCATCTGCGCCATTGGAAACCTTCTAGCTCTGCCTGTAGGAGTTCTAAGTATACCTTCCCGGGTTACTTTAGCTTTGGTTATGTTAATATACTCTTCTATCTTAGGGAATCTTGAGAAGAATATACTCATAAGTGAGTCAGCCTCTTCTATGGTTATATTCAATCTGTCTGACAGCCCTTTATTAGAGATTCCATAGATCAAACCAAATACAATGGTCTTAGCTTTCTGCCGCATCTGATGGTATCTGTCGTCAGTTTTTCTAAGTTTGTTTATGGTTTCATAGTCGTCATTGAATATCATAGATGCAATCCATGAGTGCATGTCTAGGCTTCTTTTTAGAGCATCAATAAGCTGCTCGTCTTTAACGTAAGCCGTTAGACCTCTTATCTCTGCCCCCGCAAAGTCTATATCTACCATAGTAAGCTGGTCATCTCTAGTCCAACCGTATTTATCACATAGCCTATAGTCAACGCCACTAGTAGCCCTGGTATTAGTAGGTACAAATGCACTCTTAATATTAAGCCCCGCTAAATCAGCGGTTATATTTTGCAGATTAGGGTTACTGGAGCTAGCCCTACCTGTAGCTGTACCATTCAAGTGAATAGCACCGTGTATTCTACCATCATACTCACTCATGTCTAGCAGAGACTCTATATAGGTAGAGCTAGCCTTAGTATTGTCCCTGTATTTTAATACAAGTCCAGCTAATTTATTGCCCATATCTGAATACTTCTGCATAGCCTCTCTATCTGTACTAACAGCCCCACCACTAGTATCTTTTATCTTAGGCAAGTTGTATCCTGCAATTAGGAGATCTGCTAGAGTGGAAGTACTAGTTATATCAGAGGGTGTTATGTCTCTATTTAGGTCAACCTTTACTGTCTCTACTATTTGCTTCTCTAGTTCTCTGGATTCAGCTTCTAGCTTTATAAGGCTAGACCTCAAGAAATCTTTATCCACTCTAACACCCTCTACCTGCATCTCGCACAATACTTCTGTCAAGGGTATGTAGTGATTGTCCATTAGCTTTACTAGAGGTGGCCTATTCTCAGCAGCCGCCTTTTTTACTGGGTCTTCCTTTAAGCAGGCAAGTCTCTGGTTATTAGAGATGCGTAAAGTTAGATCTGCGTCTATTGCCGCATAAGGTAGCATAACATCTATATCTATAGCCTCAAACGTAACCAAACCTCTTCTGGGGTCTCCAGAAGAACCTAGTGTACTCTCCAGAGCTCTTAACCATCTGGACACCTCATCTTTACCTATCTTACATTCTTCATGGATAACAGATATCCAATTAGTGAGTATGTTGGACGCATCTTCATATGCAGCCTTTTCCTCGTCAGGCGTTTTCTTCAATCTAGCTAAGCGCTTAAATTCCTTAACTTTAGCTTTGCATATATCCTCGGCATTAGTTAAGTCAAACCCCCACTGCGTAGGAGAAGAATCGCTAAGAACTATACCCTCACAGCTATTTGGGTTTCTTTTCAGGTAATTACTTAGCTCAGAAGAAATTACTTTTTCTTTGGCTTCTTGAAGTAATGCATGCAGCTTTTCTTCATACCCTACAAGGCTTGGATAGTACTCGGTTACTACTTCCTTTAGAGAGTAGAATCCCTTCTTATCCTCTTGCAACATATGCTCACCTAGCATACCATCCCACCTAGTATTATTAACTGGTCCCCTAGATACAAGATCCTTTAAGCCTAACCCAGATTCTTTCTCAAACCATTCAGAGTATGTGGTATCTTCATTGCATACCTCAAGTATTTGCCTTGTTAAGCAATACCTTGCAAACCCGTAGTCGTATTTGTAGTTCCACCACGCCTTTGGGTGCTTGCTATTAAGTACCTTAACTACATACGGAGCTATGTCCTTAAACTTGTAGCTAGAGTCTTTATGATCTACCATAACTGCAAAAGCCATACCCGGCTCAACAGAGCCAGACATAGCTATAACTCTAGCCTTATTATCCCAGGCAAATAGGGAAGTAGTCTCAAAGTCCAGTGACATAAGTGTTTGAGATATATCTTTATTAGCGCCAGCGTATTCTGAGTATTTAGTTAGCACTGATATAGCATCCTCAAGTTTCCTAGGTATGTCATACCCCTGTATTAGCGAGTCTACATCTATGTTATCTAGCTTAGAGCCATGAGCTGTAAGCGCAGCTTTTCTGATGTCGGACTTTACTATTTCATACAGCCCAGGCTTGTCATCTAGCATACTTAGTGGCAATGTGGGAACTACTTTATACTCCACTCCAGCGACTTTAGTGGTGTGCACAGTACCTCTAATATCAGTTATATTCCCAGATATGCCCATAAAGTGGCATGCCTCTTTACCTATAGCAACTACAATCTTTGGTTGTGACATGGCGAGGATATTACCACTCACTGAAGACTTGCATTTATCTACAGTATCGTTGACTGTGCTACCCGGGCAGCATACAGAATACATCATGAAGTGCTTCTGTGCCATTAAGGTTATTGCCTCTTTATCCGCATCATCACAGTTCTTAGCTAGATCGCTAATTATGTGCTTTAGTATCTTGCCTCCGTTATCAGTGAACAATCCACCCCAAGGAGGTGGGCCGGAGGAGATAAACGTTACCTGGCTTGGCCTAACACCACCCCCATTTACCATCTTATCGGATTTGTATAAGCTACATCCAGAGCATGAACTAGGTTTTATCATCTTCAGGTACACTCCTATTGTCCCATTCATCCATCATATCTGTGATGTTGAATATTGTAATTTCAGAAGAACTGATGCCAGGGCCTAAGAATTGCTTCAGGGCTCCAGCCTTCTTCCTAGCAGTGTTGTAAGGCACTGCGGAGTGGCTGGAATCTCCCATTCGCTTAAGACGTTCTGGAGTCTCCTTAGCATATCTATTAGTTTTGGATAGTAAGTTTCTAAGAACATCAGGCCACATTACTATAAGCCATTTCTGGGTGTATGTCTTAGAATCTCTGTCTTTAGATTCAACCTCTACATAGTTTAGACCACAGTCCATCTCTACTAGTCTGTGCCTATCTGTAGGATTAGATAATATAGTACGTATAGTAGTGTTACGTATATCCATGCCCTGTCTCTTGTACTCGACCTTAGAAGATAGTATAGCCCCCATCAAATCCTTCTCGTGAGTACTCTCAGTTATTATGTTTAGCAAGTTAACCTTAGCACATATAACTTCTTGTATGTACTTGTGTGGATCATTATTAGCCAGCTTTACCATAGCTGCAGTGATAACTACGCCATCCAGAAATCTGGAAGGTACAGCTACACCAGCTTTTCTACTAAGCTCTTCCATTTTTTCAGGCTGCGAATAATAAGATCTAAGCTCAGCTACATACTCTAAAAACTTTGGCACCTTGTCGAATAGACCTACACTAATGCCTCTTCTTATTTCAGTTAGCTCTTCCTCTGAATAAGTGTCTAGCACTACTGTATGTGGGTCAGACTTATCATCCTCTTTTATCGTATGTATCTGCATAAATCTGGATATGTCAGCCTCTTCCCTTAAGTAATTAATAGCACATGCCCATATTTGGCACTTTAATGTATATACTGTAGCATCAGCACTTTCGACATTACCTCTAGTGATTCTGCACTCTGGCGCATTTGTTAGACCACGTATGTCGCGTAGAATAGCTCTTACTTGATTTGAGTGTGAATCATCTCTGTCGTCCTCGAACTCGTCAAGAGCTGCACCCAAGGCACAGTTGTTCATGTCCTTACGGAAACCTGCACTTGTATAAGCCTGCTGCACATCAGAGGTAGACTCTACTAGCCTAAGTCTTGGCTCAGCTCCTGCCACTAAGTCCAGTAGCTTAGATTTACCAGTACCTCTTGCCCCGTTAAGTAAGGTATATAACTGCCTTGGTAAGCAGCTAGAGATAGCATTAACCATCATGGCAGCCGCTAGATACTTGCAATCTGTTATTCCATCAAGTAGACCCCAAGCAGAGTTTATGAGTCCCACTAAATCAGAATAAGTTTTTTCTACTGAGTAGTTCTTGCCCTGCTCTAAGTCGTGGCAGCTTTTTATTTCTCTAGACCAAGCTGCTCTAGAAATATTGAAGTGATAATGACCTATAGAAGGTCCGTCTAGTATACTCCATATTAGCTGCTTATTAATATATCTACCTAGGTATACATCATGCCCATTGACAAGTGCCCACATAGTTTCATCCCCATGCCCTAGATTAGCAGTTAGATAGTGAGCACCGGCCTTGACTTCCTGCAAAGACTTTAGTGTTGGTAGCTCGCTAGATATAGTATCAAGCGCAAACTCTATGTATTTCCTAAGTGCAGCATTTTGATCAATTAAGCTAACCTCAGCTGGAGATCCATTAGCTTTGTGCTTAGTAGTGATAAAGCTTGGAACACCGACATTGTCTCTAACCCATGTAACAGCTGGGCCTATATCAATAGCTAACAGGCCGAATAGCTCGTTAGCTTTAGAAACTCTCCACTCTCTAGGTTCTTTTTTCCTACGATGCCAGGCCTTGATAACTGCGTCGCTACCCTTACCTTCGATACTGCCTATAAAGAAAAACTCTTGCCTAAGAGCTTGAATTATCCTGGACACAAGTCCTTCTTCACTAGGGTCATTACCTACTATAATCTCAAGCACAGTACTTAGGCTTAGCGGAACGTACTTAGTAATCTCTGTTGCAAATAGTCTCTGCACATCAGGATCCTTGAGGCAAGTGCCATTAGCTCCAACTATCTTCTTTATTGATGCTAAGTCATCCCTATCTATACCAGCTAACTCTTTAGCAGTTACTTTAACTAGCCATCTATGTGACGTCTCAAAGTATCTGCGGTGAACGCTTTTAATATCATGTGTATCTATTTCAGTTATCGTAGATAACCATTTATCCCACCCATGCTTTTTAATAGCGTCATCTGGATCCTTTGAGTCTACGCATCCAGGCCAGGTAAATACCCTAGAAGGTAATTTAGTACTCCTCAATATACCCTTAGCTATCTCGTCACCATTGTGATCCGGATGATCCATAAGTAGTAGCAGCTTATCCACACCGCATTCCTCTTTTAAAAGATCAGGGCTGCTAGCCGCAGCACCACCTACACCTAGGACTATGTCATAGGTTATCCCAGTGTCATAGTAGTTCACTAGGTGAGCTAGGCAGTCAAATTCACCCTCCACTAGTACAGCATCTAGCCCGGAAGAAGATATTCCCCCGTACTTACTTCTGTAGTTAGCCAAGCCGAAAAAACCGAGAGAGTCTTCATGCTCATCTTTAACATATACTATATCTTTGGCTTGGGTATTCTTCCTTAGAAAATCGGCCCTAAGCTTAAACCTAGACAACTCAGTTGGAGTCTTATGGTAGAAAAACACAAGAGAGCCTAGGAACTCAGCGGTTAACCAATCCTTTAAGTACTCCTGAGCTTTGTCAGGCTGTGATATGTTAGCCCTCAGAAGTACCCAAGGAGGTAGTACCCCTACGGGTAACCACTTTATACAGTCTTGGTTTGTAGGTATACCGCGTGATTGAAGGTATTTAATTAGCGGCTGTGCGTATGCATTATTAGCGTCGTTAGGGTTTAGTATAGCTGATACTAAGCAATCATTGCATGCCTTAGCTATCTCATCTTTTAGTTCTGCTCGTAGTTGAGCCTCCTGCAGTTCTTGAACCACCTTAACTGGTAACGATTTCACTCCTTTGTCCTTAAGAGTCTTAAGAGCCGTAGACCAGCTTGACGCAGTTATTATGGATACGAACTTAACAGGGTTAGATTCAAACGCTCCACAACCAAAGCACTTTACGAATTTCTTCTCAGTGTTTATATAGCAAGAAGGTGAGTTGTCGCTATGTCCAGGGAATGGGCAGCACCCCCGTAGCGACTTACCTCGTATGTCCCACTTAGAAGATCCGGCTTCAGTTAAGATTTCTTTCCAAGCAGTGAGACTTACTTCTTCCCATATTTTCCTTATATGAGTTTTAAGAGTCTCCATTTATTATCCCCTTTTGTCACACAGTTTTTTATAGACGCACCAGTTGCAGTGTATACCAGTAGTTTTATTAGCAGGGGTAGAGTATAGGTCAGCTATTCTATTTATCTCTATAAATGCGGGATTATCTTCGCAGATGTCCCTCTTGTAGATCTTTCTAGGATGCCAAACCACACTATTAGATTCTGTAAAATAAAGGCAAGGTTGTATTGATGCGGCCTCAGGATAGGCTGAGTGTAGAAGTATACCATAGCTTTCGAGCTGAAGCATGTAATCTTCAACACTACCTGGCTTACCCGTCTTTATATCTATTGCTACTATATGCTTAGAACCAGAGTCGCTTTGCATCATTATGGCTCTGTCTATTACTCCCCTAAGAGCGCTGTCTTTAGAAAAGAAAGACACTGATCTTAAGTCTTTATCTACGCTTAACTTAAGCTCACATTTGTCCCACACACAGCCTTTTTGTTTTAACGCCTCTAACCTTACCTGAAGAGTGTCTATTGACTGGGTTAGTGAGTCAACTTTAGCTACAGACTTACTTGTAAGGTCATACCCTGACTTAGCTTCTGCAAGAGCCTCTTGCTTTGGCATTCCAGTTGATAGCAGTTCAGCATATTTATGAGTGGCCGACCCTACGTCTAAGGCAGATGTATCAGGCTTTACTATATCCTCGTTGCTGATTACTGGTTTATCCATATATTGCCAATGGAACTTAAGAGCACACTCATCTAATACAGCGGCTTTACTAGGACTCCATGCTCCTAATTTTATAGCTGCAGGGCTAAAAAAATTCATATTCGTTCCTTTAATATGTAGCGGGCTACCCGCGTTTAGGGTATGTGTAGTTATTTATTCTTATTTAGAATGGGAAGTTATTGTTTGAATCGTCATCAGAATCCACTGCAATTTCCTTAGCTCTAGGCTCGTCTACAGCTAGCAGCTTATTCGCATTCCATTCTTTAAGTTGATTATAGTCATCTGACACTAGCTTATTAAATGCTGACGCGGCTGTGTGTACCTCAGTGCTAGGTGCACCTGCAGCTACACTTACCTTGAATTGAAGCCAAGATTTGCCATTGCTATTTTTGCTTTCTGTAGCAAGAGTGAACTTAGTATCCCAGACTCTTCTACCTCTGGCAGCTTGTCTTAGTAAGAATTTCCCGCTAGACTCTGAAGTCTTTGCAAAGATAACTCTAATGAATCTAGACATATCCCCGGTCAGTGCAAACACATTAATATTGTCCATGCATAGTTGCTTCTTATCGTCCCTCCAAGGTAGATGCCTACAGTCGCTGCATTTACCATAGGTAGAGCCATTCACTGAGTCCACGCTTGAGCATTCAATGCGTCCATTTTGTTCACCTGCTACAAACATAGTACGTGAGTTGTATGCGAATACTGGAATAATCTCTAAAGAATTTCCTAAGTTAATACCTGGAATATATAGTTGGCCCACCCTAGCACCCTCAGGACAATCAGCTTTAGTCAAGCTCATTGGTTGAACAATCTTTAATGTAGGGATTTTTAGCCTGGAACTTTCTAGTCCAACTAAACCGTCTGTCCCGGGCTTTACTAAATCAATAAGTTCTGATACCTTGTTTCTTGTCGCTTCATCAGAAATATTTGCTAAGATTTGGTCTAAATTGAGGTCTGCCATGATAACTCCTGTTACTAAAAAACAACCCGCTGCTGCTGAGGTTGGTGATTTACTAGACGTATACTACGAGGAACTTTCCCGAGTGGTTGTATTAGACAAAGACTTAGAATTTAAATACATGGAAGAGTACTCAAACCCTGAAACCTCTGTGGATAGGAAGAATAGTATATTAAAAGCTGTTATAGAAAGCAATTTAAAACTGGTGTTCTCTCTAGCCAAGAATCTTTGGCAGGATAAAAATAAAGAGACACTTCAAGAGTTAATATCGGCGGGCAACGAAGGATTGATGCTAGCCATGAATAAATTTGACCCTAAGTACAAGGTTAGATTCTGCACTTATGCGGGGCACTGGGTAAATATGTGCATGCGAAAAGTTCAGAAGGGGCCCGTAAGAACACCGGCTGACAAGGCAGCACCCAAATACTTAGGTGAAGAAAAAGCACCTCAAGGCATGTATATGGTAGATTTATACGAACTGCTTGAAGAAGATGACGACAAAGCAGCACTCTTACTATGGTCTAGATTTTTATCTGAGCGTGAGAGATATATTTTAGAGCATTCTTATACTCTTAACTCTAAGAACTTCAAGAGCCTTAAAGATATAGGTAAAAAGCTAAATCTAAGCTCAGAGCGTGTTAGGCAGATACGTACAGAAGCTGTTAGTAAATTGCGTAAGTGGTGCCAGTTTTAATTTTCTTGACCGAATAAAACACCAGTAATTTTTGTAGAGTCATTAGGGTTTAGAACCCATTGTAAAACTTTAACTGCAATTTCAATATCTAAGATAGAATTGTTGCTAGCGTCATCGTTAATAGCTTGTAGTGTTTCTCTCTCGGCACTTAAGTCTGTGATAGCTTCTAGGATATCTCTTTCTTTCTTAATGCCTAGTGATGATAGCACTGTAGGTTTACTTGAGCTAGCCTTAGTAGGTTGTTTAGCGGCTGAAGTTGATGAATCTTTGTTTCTATGCTGAGCCTTGATACCCTCACCCTTAGCAGCCACAGACTCCTCATGCTTTTTATTGATGATGTCTTTTACCTCATTACCTGAAGCGTTGCTAGAAATTGCCTCTGTTAGGATTTCTTTTCTAGCTTCATCATCTTTTACATTCGCGAGGATCTTACCTACATGGAATGTGATTTGCCCCTTGTCCAAGGCTTCAATGACCTCGGGCATATCATCTTCACGGGACAGCAAGCTAAGTCTAGCCTTGATTGTATTCTCAGCTAGACCAGAACTTCTGCTTACCTTATCCATAGGCTCTCCCCTATCTATCAATGACTTAATAGCTCTAGCCTGTTCGATAGGTGACCAGTTCATTCTTTGTGTATTTCTAGTTAGGGCATCTGTAGACAGTTGCGCAATAACTTGAGACTCAATATTCTCCCTAACGGCATCTTGCTCATCTTCAGCTGCACCCTCGTTTAGAGCTAGCCATTCCTGGAAGAATTCCTCTACTAAAGCTAGTTTAGAACTTCTAACCTCGCACTTTACTTTGCTCAAGCTCTTACCATTATTAGTGGAAGTTACTCCATCGTCTAGCAAGCACTTAATAGCATAGCAACGTCTGTTACCCTCAAGCACTCTAAACTTACCGCCAATGCTATCTGGCTCCATAACAATTGGTGACTCAAGAAGACCACGTTCTCTTACTGAGATTTTCAAAGAGTCGATAGTATCGGAATCCCCATAGAACTCTCTGGCCTGCAGTTCATCACTTGAGCTTGGATTTTTGAATTCCAAGTCATTGAAATCTACTAAAGAGTATTTGCGTCTAGCGTCACTGATGTCTACTGTAGGGAAGTTAAAGCTATTCTTTTCCATTGTCATATGAACCTCTGCATTTATCGTAAAATGGGCACCACTTAGCGTTGCATGCCCAACTGGTTGGAGCAGTCTTAGGGAAGTTGCCGGCACTAATATTAGTAGCCACTTCTCCTATGAGATCTGTGTAGTAGTTTAGTTCCCCTTTAGAATACTCGTACCTAACCTGAGATATCTTTGGGGTTTTAGTTTTTACAATAGAGTCGAACCTAACGCAAGGGTTATTTTCTACTATAGCATACATGGCTAGCTGCACACTGTCCCTGGCGTCAGATACTGACTTAGATTTATCCACAACCTTTAAGTCGCATATCTCCTGCTTACCAGAACCAGCATCCACATAGTCTATGAATCCTAGTACTGGCACATCCCCTATCTTATCCTCGAATTTATATTCCGATTTTAAGGGCATGATTGTAGGGGACAGCTCCTTATGCCACAATCTGTATAGATTTTGTGAATATAATAAGCCAGATTCAACTGTATCCTCCCCTAAGTCTACTGAGGTATCTGCAAACATATCTTTAATTTCAGTGTCGGCTTCTGTTAATACGTCTGAGTAGGATTGAGGTTGTAGCTCAGTAGCTAACATTCTCTTTATATGAGTCTCAACATACTTATGCACAGAAGATCCGGTTACTAGGGCTATAGATCTTTTGAACTCAGTCGGCTCTGCTAACACATACTCAAACTCATACTGCTTTGGGCAGGTTAGATATTTGTTTATCTGGCTGGCAGACAAAAACTTCTTAGGCAAGTTATACATATTAAATCTCCTTTAATGGTATTGACACCTTGTCAGCGTCTTTAGGTAGTATGCACCCATCTTTAAATGGCTGTATATTAGATTGCAGGCAGGTTAGTACATTACTACATGTTATGCAATTAGGTTTAGTGGATAGAAGATTACTTACGTCTATTTTATTATTCAAAAGTGCTACTGTGCTATGGCTAAGGCTGTCTTTAATAACCACTACTTGTACTAGTAGTGACTTAAATCCCTTAGCCCTTATCCCGTAGTTCCGATCTAGGCTTTGTAGCCAATGATCTAGTGAGAAACTTAGCTCAGCGTATATCATTATCGGAGCTTTGAATGTAACACCTATACCCATACTTATCTGGGCTAGTATTATGCAGCTATTAGTGTAGGTATTAAACTCCTCCTCTACTTCCTTAGGGCTAATACAAGTGTGGTCATATCTGAATACCTTGTACTTAGATGAAGACTCAGAGTATAGCCTGTTTAACATCTCGTGGTGCTTAGCCCATAGTATTATTTTAACTGGAGAGTCCTCAGATCCACTAGTCATATGCGACTCTACTAACTCCATAACGCCGCCTATAATAGTGCTATCATTAATATCTAATATAGTCCTACCTGGGTCTACTTTAACTATCTCGCACCTTTGAGTGTATGGCTGTACATTGTCTTTAACGCACTTAGGCAGGTTAGGGCAAGAATCGCATATATTGGTGTTTCTGTTACTCTTGTATAGAAATCCAGATGTTATTTGTGCACACCTTGTCATAGCTGTAACAGCATTCTCGGCTGCCGGTATAGTCTCAGAGTTTATAGTAACTGGTAAGTAATTTACTATCTTGTTATATATGTTAGACATCTTGCTAGGCGCGTCTAACTCTATTACCTGAATAGTCCTATCAGGAAGATCTAAGCAATCTTCAGCTTTTTTCCTTATTGAGCTAGAGCTAACTATATTATTTAGCTTTGATATATTTTTTAGCCCAGTGACTATGTGCTTGTTGTAGGGTGAGAAAGTTAAGAACTGATTCTTAAATTCAAACTGGTTTCCTACCAGGAAATTAGATAGGAATTTAAGCTGCCCCCACAGGTGAACTGGACTACCTAGAGAGGGAGTTCCACTAAGTATCACCCTTCTGTGTATAGGATTAGTCTCTAGTAGCCTGAGTATGCTAGAAGTTCTTTCTGAATCTGGAGATCTTAGTGAATGGCTCTCATCTGCTACTATAAGGTCAAACTTTAGTTTCTGAAGTTTATCTACAGATACTTTAGCGGAGTCGTAGGTTAGAACAATCCCGGTTGATTTTTCATAAGCAGAGTCTATAGCTCTATATCTAGCCTTTGGAGTACTGGAAGTTATAGCCTGCATACTAATACAGTTAGCGGAATTAGAGGACATCTCTTTAACCCAGGTAAACAAATTAACCCTTAGTGCTAGAACTAGGACCTTTACATCTGCATTCTTACTATGTAGGTATCTTATTAGGTCGCATACTATCTTGGTCTTACCTAATCCAGGATCATAGAATAGCCCTGCCCTAGGTGTGTGTATAATATAGCTAAGAGCTTCTAGCTGGTGAGCATATGGCTTTAGCACTGGTACATAACCATCTATATCATTAGATGATATCTTATGCGAAGTAGATTCTAGATAATCCTTATGGCTAATAATCTCTTCAGTCTCCTCCCAGCCTAAAGAGCTTTTATTATCGTATAGAGATTTTAGGGACTCTAATCCATAGGGGTAGAAAGCTGGTAAGTACCAAGCATTTGTAGACTTCTGATACGTAGCTCCGTATAAGCCTTTGATAATTTGTACATCTTTGGCTAGAATGCCTGATAGCTTAAAAGCTATACCTCGTACTATTGATATATCCATTTTAGCTCTCTCCTTTCTAAAGTGAGTGGACTAAGACTTATAACACATAAATACACTAATTAAGGAGATATATGACATCACTAGGAGTTAATGAGTTCTCTGACTCAACAGGACTATCCATAGGTAATTACGCTGATCCAATGAGGCTATGGGTTCACTCCTTTAGTCCTAGAGATTTAAAACAACTTTTCAGATGGACAGAATACCTATACTACAATTCTGCCCAAATATACGCTGGCGTTAAGAAGTTTGCTGAGTACCCCGTAACTGAAATAAATTACCTTAGCGACAGTGAGAAATTGGTGTCAGCAACTAAAAGATTGCTTGAGGATATACTAGGCATAAAGAGGGCTCTTATAAGGGCTAGCTTAGACCTGCAAGTATACGGAAACTCATTCACATCTATACACCTACCCTTTAAGAGGTATCTTAAATGCACTTACTGCTCATTTGAAGTAGCTGTAGCAGCTGCTGAGTACACCTATAAACCTACATCAGCAGCTTTCAATATGACCTGTACAGAGTGCAAACATACTGATATAGCAGAAGTAAAAGATAGAATGATACTTGAGCCAGAGCAAATCAACATAATTAGGTGGGATCCTAAACTAATGGATATATCTGCTAATACAGTTACTGGAGATAATGAGTATTACTTCAGTATACCTTCAGATATAAAATCAGCCATATATAATGGGGATAGGCATCTCATAGAAACTATGCCACTCAATATGTTGCAAACAGTAGCAGAAGATCAGTTATTCAAGTTCAATAAGAATGAAATATTCCATATGAAATCTGATTCGCCTTCTGGGTTAGAAAGTGGATGGGGGTATCCTAGTTTAACTTCTGCAATACATTTGTTCTACCATGCTAGTATATTGAGAAAAGCTAATGAGTCTATAGCCTTGGAAAGAATGGTTCCTCTAAGAGTAATGCACCCGCAGGCTGTGTCTGGGGCTGCTGATCCTATAATGAGCTTGTCTATGGGTAAATTTATGGGTGAAGTAGAGGAGAATATAAAGAGATGGCGCAGAGACCCAAATCATATAATGATGTCACCTGTAGCTATAGGTGTAGCTCAGGTCGGTGGCGAAGGTAGGTCTTTGATGGTTTCACAAGAAATATCACAGGCCGAAGATAACATAATTGCTAGCATGGGTATACCCAAAGAATTTATATATGGCGGCTTGAGTTTTAGTGGGTCAAGCGTTACCCTAAGAATGCTAGAAAATCAATTGGAGCCAAGTACTTTCCAGCTAAATCAGTTACTCAAGTGGATATCTGACAAATGTAGTAATTTCCTAGGATGGGAGAAGATTAAAGTAAAGCTAGGCGATTTTAGAATGATCGACGATATGCAGCAAAGGCAGATGGCTATGCAGCTATGGCAAGCTGGAGTTATATCTAAAACAACTCTAGCTGAGATGAATGGCATAGATATTAATGAAGAGCGGGAGAAGATTAAAACAGAGAGCTTGTCTGACGCTAGGAATCAGAAGCAGGTAGAGTTGGAAATGCAGGCTCTTCAGCAAGATATAGGTATGCAAGCTAGGCAGATGGCTCAACAGCAACAGCAACAGCAAATGGGGACTAATGGACTTACTTATGACCAGCAGGCGGTTATTGGCCAAGCTGATGGTATTGCTCAGCAGTTTATGCAGATGGATCCTGGAACTAGGAAGTCACAGTTATCTAGTTTGCAGTCTGAGGACTATGTGATGTATAGTGTCGTTATCCAGAGGCTAGAGCAAATGCAACTAGACCAGAAGAACCAAGCCTATGCTCAGATGCAGGGCGGCGGTCAACCAATGTAATAAGGAAATATTAAATGGCTGATAATAAAGAATCTAGCGATTTCATAACTAAGATATCTCAAACACAAAAGGGCTTAGATTTTGATCCATTCCCTGAGATACCTGATCCGCCTCCAGGGTGGAACCCAGAGAATAATCCACTCAGGACAGACGGAGTTAGCCCGCCACCCCCTGACTATGCCAAGCCCAAGGCTAAGCAAGAAATGTACATACCTTACGCTAGGGTATTTTTAGTAGGGGAAGATGGAAACCCAGACTTTGAATCAGTACTACGCAAGGGGGCTGCCGGGGATGTTATGATAGCTAAAAAAGAAGTAGCTGATATGAAAGGTTCAGTGGCATTCAAGGTGTATATGGAGTGGTTAGAGCCCGTAGATAAATACTGATAGCTAAAAAAATAGCTAGGTCGCTATGTTATAGAGGCTTACGCCTTAGTTACTAAGACTAGATACTCCAGTCAAAGTCAAAGTCAAAATCAAAACCTGGATCTATCATTGCTTACTCCTTTCCTCTTTTTGTACCCCCTGCGATTATGATGAGGGGTATATTTGTCTTCCCCGTTATTAGGAGTAGGTTGCGCATAGTTGTTATAGTATGTAGGGGGCTGAGGTTTTTCTTGGCTAGTGCCAAACAAAGTCTTACCTATCCACATACCGAAAAGTACTAAAGATACACATCCGACTTCTGCAACTAAGCCGGACTTTTGTTCTTCTTCTCTATTCTCTATTCGTAGATGCATAGCATTTACAGCCAAGTCAGGCATGGATAATCCATACCTCAAGCTGCTCCCGTGGTCTCACGCGTCTATGCTATTAATTATTCGCCTAGTAGTAGACCTTTAAGTTCCTGCATCTTAAGTACATCCAAATTAACATCATCAAGATCTTGTGTTAGCCCCTTGCTCGTAGGATACATACCTACAGAGTTAAGCATAAGCTTTAGCTCTTTGTCTGTTACAGAAAATTTAGAAGGTTTTTCGCCCTTGTATCTGACTATACAGCTAAGGAACTTATTAAACCCGTATATCCTATCTTGGTCTGTATCCGCCCCTAGGTATTCTAGAGCTAGTTCACACTCTGCGATGAAATCTTCCACCTTTTCTGATGCCCAGTTTCTTCCTTTAGTATCCACCAACTCCACGCACCCTTCTGCCATTGCATACACCATATCAGTTACGGTGTCATTGAGCGCAATGCTGTCCATGTGCATTGCATCTAGTATGTCCCTCAGAATGGCGCTGCACGCTGGAAGGTTGGCCAATCTTGGATCAGCCAGAGCAGCCAACATATCTGCCTTCTCTTTGATCTTGCTCTTGATTGAAGCCATCTTTAGGGAACTTATACTCTTTAAGTAGTCCGAGCTTTTTGTGATAGATATGCCAGCTTTTTCTGCTTTGCTAAACAATAAGTCAGACACAGTCCCCTCCACACCAATGTAGGGGTTTGCGTCTTGACCTTCCCAGGACAAGGAATTGTGAATAGCCATAGCTTCAGTAGGAGTAATCTTTACTTCTACTTCACCCCACTTGAGTGTAACACTCTTGAAGGAGTTGGCAGCCCACAAGTGTACTGGTAATGTATCGCCTTCCCAGTGTGCATAAGGCATATAGCTCTGTCTGCGACTGTCCGCATCTTTCATACCATCGGTTGTACGATGACATACCTTGATTTTATGCTGGCCCATAACCTCAGTTTCCACCATGGACAGAGAAAGCACTGATTGATATTCTGCACAAATGCTTTCCATGTGTGACTTGATTTCTTCGATGGCTGTTTGCATATTCTTGTATTTCCAGCCAACTACTGGATCATCAAATTTCCCGGATACGTCGAGTGTAACTTCCAACATTAATGGTGCGTAGGATCTCAATACGCTTTTGTCGGATTCCCTGTTCTTTGGTTCCACTAGCACGACGCTAAATTTATTTTCTTTAGTCATGGTAAAACTCCTTTATGACTGTGTGTTGTTAGACTCTTTACGAGTAGCCCTAGTCGGACGTATACTTATGACATATAATTAGGCATATTTTTGACATAAAGTGAGATAGAAAAATGGCAGAAAATAACGAACCAAAAGTGTACAGTATAGTGCAAGGCAACGATATAAAACAGCAGAGGATACGTGAGAAGTCCATAGAGGGTATACAGGATCTATTCCCTATAATAGGGACGCACCATGAGATACATATAGAAAATGCTAGAGTTGATGAAAAAAAGGTAGACTACAATGTGCACAAAGATACTCTATATAAACGAGGTACTATATATGAGCCTCTCAAAGCTGACGTCATAGTTAAGGACAAGCAGGGCAATATAGTAGACAAGCGCAAAGGTCATACACTACTGCAAGTACCAAGGCTATCCTGGAATGGCGCATTTATGGTCGGTGGAAACGAATACGCTTTCAAACACCAACTTAGAACATTACCTGGCGTGTATACAAGGCAGCGAGAGAATGAGGAACTTGAAGCTAGTTTTAACTTGGCTAGAGGTTCAAATTTCAGATTGAATATGAATCCTCAAAAGGGCTTACTTAACATGGAATATGGCACTACCCAGATACCGCTATACCCTGTATTGCGAAGCATGGGTATGACACATACAGATATAGCTAATAGGTGGGGCAAAGAGCTAGCAGACAGAAACAACGAATACTACGGAGACAAGTCTACTATGGCAGTTAATAAGCTGTACGAAAAACTAGTTCCAGAAAATAAGAGAAATGCGACTAGCCAGGCAGATAAACTAGCTGAGATAAATAACCACTTTGATAACACTATACTATCAGAGAAGACAACAGAGAGAACATTGGGCAAAGGGTTTTCTAAGGTAACTCCTGAAAGCATTTTAATAGCAGGGGAGAAACTAGTTAAGGTATATAAAGGTGAGTCTGAACCTGACGATAGAGACAGCTTGGAGTTCCAAAGAGTATTAGGGCCCGAGGATATGTTTAAAGAAAGACTAAGGCTTAAAGGTAGGGAGCTGGCATATAAGATTAAAAACAAGCTGGATTTAGCCAAAGAGGTTAAAGTAGGGCAGGTCTTACCTAGTACGGTGTTAGCTCCAGAGCTAAAGAAGTATTTATCCACATCTCAATTAGCTGTTATACCATCACAGATAAATCCTGTTGAACTAGCTGATAGTAATTTTGCAGTAACCCGTTTGGGTGAGGGCGGTATAGGTAATGACAGGGCTATACCTGGGGATGTGAGAACTTTAAACCCCACCCAGATGGCTATAATAGATCCATTCAGGACACCTGAATCTTCCAATGCAGGCGTTGATGTTAAGTTTACTATGGGTTCAGGTAGGGATAAGGACGGAAACTTATACACTAGGCTAAAGAACGTGAAGTCTGGTGAAAACGAATGGGTACCAGCTAGGAAGATTAAAGATCTAAACATAGCATTCCCGATGCAAGACCTTGATAAGGGTAATGTTGACGTTATGGCTAAGGGTAAGGTAGGTAAAGTAAAATCAACTGAAGTTGACTACGCTATACCGGACGTAAAGCATATGTATACTATAAACACTAACATGGTACCTTTCCTAGATAGCACTCAGGGTAATCGTATAATCATGGGTTCTAAAATGGTTGGCCAAGCTGTGCCGTTGGTACATAGAGAAGCTCCGCTAGTTCAGGTATCGGCAGATGGTAAGATGGGTGGGGTATCAATGGAGAAGAGCGTAGCTGCTGCAGTAGACAAGCTATCCCCTGTAGAAGGTGAAGTGGTTAGTGCTGAAGGTGGTATTATAAAGATAAAACAGAAGTCTGGCGAGATAACTGAAGTTCCTTATGCTGAAAATGTTCCTATGGCTTCAAAGACATTTTTGAATCATACACTAAAAATAAAACCAGGAACTAAAGTAAGCAAGGGTGACATGCTAGCTGAGAGTAACTACACAAAAGACGGTGAGCTTGCCTTAGGCAAAAATCTAAAGATAGCATACGTAGCTTACCATGGGCTAAATTCAAATGACGCTGTTGTTATATCTCAGTCAGCAGCTGAGAAGATGAAGTCCGTTAAGATGAGTAAATACGTAGTAGAAGTAGATAAAGATACTAGGATAGACCACAATAGGCACATGGCTAACTTCCCTAAGGTATTTAATAAAGATCAGTACGCTAAGCTGGACTCAGGCTTAGTAAAGAAAGGCGCCATTATTAACCCTGGTGACCCACTTATAACTGTGCTACAGAAAAAAGCTCCAAGTATAGAAAACCAAATACTTGGTAAAATACACAAGTCTCTAAGAGCAGAGTACACCGACAAGACTGAGGTGTGGGATGGCCAATCTTCAGGTGAGGTAGTGGATGTTCAGCAGCAGGGTAATAAGGTAACTGTTGTAGTTAAATCAGAAGAGCCTTTAAGAATAGGTGACAAGGTATGCAATAGATACGGAGGTAAGGGCGTTGTAGGTAAGATAGTTGAAGATGAGAACATGCTTAGAGATGCTTCTGGTAAGCCAATAGACATGTTGCTATCTAGTCTGGCTGTAGTGTCCCGTATTAACCCTGGTCAGGTAATAGAAACTGCAATGGCTAAAGCTGCGGACAAGCAAGGCACCAAGTACGTAGTACCAAGTTTCCAAAAGGTAAACAACGTTAAGATGGCCAGGCAGGAACTTAAAAAGGCTGGTGTATCTGATAAAGAAAATATTTACGACCCTGTTACAGGTAAGACAATTAAGAATATCATGGTAGGGCCTCAGTATACATACAGGCTTTTTAAGGACACTGATACTAACTTCTCGGCTAGAGGTGTTGACGGCGGGTATGATATAAATGGTGCTCCTAGTAAGGGCGGAGACGAAGGCGCTAAGGGTACTGGCCTTATGGAAATTAATGCACTTCTGGCTCATGACGCCAGAGACATCTTGAAAGAAAATGCTGTTATAAAAGGGACTAGAAACTCAGAGTACTGGAGAGCTGTGCAGCTAGGCAGACCCGTTCCACCGCCACAAAGTAGTTTTGCCTATGACAAATTTAAGCACATGCTAACAGGGGCTGGACTTAGAATGGATAGGAAGGGGAATGACATGACCTTAACTCCACTGCTAGATTCGGAAGTAAAGGCTATGTCCTCTGGAGAGATTAAAAACGGTAAGATGGTTTTATCCAAGAACCTAATGCCAGAGAGAGATGGCCTGTTTGACATAGCTAGAACAGGTGGGTTGCAAGGTACTAAGTACACGCATATAGAGCTTCCTGAATCAGTAATGAATCCCCTATTTAATGACCCTGCTAGAAGGTTGTTAGGGACGACTGAATCAGGTTTATCTAAGATGGTGCAGGAGAAAGGCGGAGACTATGTTAGGGAGAAGTTAAACTCTTTAGACGTAGATAAAGAGCTAGAAGCTACTAAGAGCTCACTTACTAAACTTAAGGGAGCTGACAAAGACAATGCATATAAAAAAATAAAGGCACTAAAAGCCCTTAAAGAGAACGGGCACAAACCAGGCGAAGCCTATATGACTAAGTACTTCCCTGTAATACCCGCGCAGTTTAGACCTATTGTACCAGGCCAAAATGGCGACTTGCTAGTTAGCGACGTTAATCATTTATACAAGGACCTTATATTAGCTAAAGACAAACTACAAGAAGCCAAGGATCTTGATCTACCAGATGAAGATATACGGGAGATGAGAGCCCACGTACAACAAGCTGCCGGGGCTGTCATAGGTGTTAATCCTCCAGTATCAGCTAAGTTAGCTCAGACCGAAGTAAAAGGCATAGTTAATACTATTGTTGGTACAAAGACAGGGTTTTTTAATGGTAAGGTCTTAGCTAAGAGATTAGATCTTACTGGTAGAGGAACTGCAGCTCCAGACCCAAATCTAGGTATGGATGAGGTTGGGTTACCTGAAGATATGATGTGGGGAATGTATAGCCCATTCATAATAAAGAACTTAGTTAAGCGCGGGTACGGTGCTGTTCAGGCTAAGGAGATGGTACAGAATAAAGTGTCTGCAGCTAGGGAGGAGCTAATGATAGAATCTAAGAATAGACCTGTAATACTTAATAGAGCCCCTACTCTACACAGATTTAATATGATAGCTGCTAAGCCAGTACCAACCTCAGGTAAAACTATTACTGTGAGTCCGTTTATGGAGGATGGCATGAATCTAGATTATGACGGCGATGCGCTTCAAGTGCACTTACCTGCAACCGATGGGGCAGTAAAAGATGCTGGTAATATGTTGCTATCGAATAACGTTCTAGGCGATAGAAATAGGGACCAGATACTGGCTTACCCTAAGATGGAAGCAATAGCCGGTATATATAAATCAACGGAAGCTGTACCAGCCAGTACTAAATCCTTTAAATTTAAGACAGTGAAGGATGCCCAGTCTGCGTATAGGCGTGGCGAAGTAGCTGTTAATGACAATGTCACTATAGAGGAGGATGACTGATGATGAAGAGTTTACAAATAGCCTACAGACTAGGATGTAAGTTAGCTCAGCTGGAAAGTGCTGAAGATTTGGCTTCCGCTATGGTTAGTTCTACTGAATCAGATAACGATGAAGGCTATTCTGACGTTAAAGATAAGACTAAGATGACCGGAGATTCAGAGTTTAGGAATGGCGATACCTGGTCACATAAAATAGAGATAGCCACACCCTCTAATATGGGGGTTCCTACAAGATGACTAGAGAAAACTTCTATGGGCTCGGTAGTAACATAGCTATATCTGAGTATATGGAGAAGAGGGCATTCATAGGCGCAGCATTTAACGCTTTTAAGGGTACTGCTCTGGCTAAAGGGCTAAAATGGATGATGGGAATGCCAGCATACACTGGGTCTAGCATGACCAAGGCTAGGTTATTAAATCCTATGCTAGGTAGTGCTGTAGGTGGTGGTATACTCAACGCGGCTTCTGCTGAGGAAGGTCAGAAGGGTAGAGCATTTGCAACTGGTGCTTTAGGTGGCTTGGCTTTTATGCCTCTAATGAGGGCAGGTAGATTTCTTGGAAGCAAGGCTGCTAGAGGATTTAATCGGTCTAATCTTAACAGATACAAAGATATGGGATTTGATGCCAATCAATCAGCAGCACTGATAAATAAGAATGAGATGAACTTCTTAAAAGAGCAATTAGAGCGTGGAACTAACCACTCTAAAATATTAGGGGACTATATTAAAAGATATGGTAGTAGGTTGGATCAGAATACTAGGGCTAGCCTAACTCAGATTAAATCTCAAGCAGATAAGTTTGGGGGAAGGTTGAGCACAGATGCCAATAAGGGATTCCAGGATTTAGTAACACAATCCTCTAACTTAGCAAACCAAGCTGTTCAGTCTGGTTCAGCTGCTGCACAAGCTGCACTAAAGTCAAGTGGTAGAATAAAAAGCACTGGAGCAATGGTGGGGTCATTAGCCGCACCTATGGTGATACCTTACCAATCATGGATTGATAATGCAGCCAACAAGTACGTACCCCCTCAAAGTAATCTAGCCAGCAATAACTATAACTCTTACTATGGAGGAATGAGATGAGTCTTAAATTATTAGAAAATGAGTACTCTAAATTAGGTAAGACAGCTTCCCTAAAGTTACCTTTGGCTGGTATAGCTTTGGGTGGGTTAGCTGGAGCAGCTTACGGTAAATCCGACAAGAAAAACTACGGTAATAATTGGCTTCACCCAGCAGTGGCCAATTATGGGTTAATAGGAGCGTCTGCTGGGTTAGGTGGTAGCCTAGCCTATGGGTTGAAAAAATCAATGAAGATGGATAAAAGATTGGCTGCACTGGCCGGTATACTAGGTGTAGGTGGTGGAGCCCTGGGTGCCATAAATTACCTAACCAAGGATGGGCCAGTAACCTACGATGCGCCAGTGGATCCAAAGACTAGACTTAAATCGTTATCAGAGGAGGCTAAGCTATTATGATCACAGGAAGATTAGCTGATGTACTAGTTAACAACGCCTTACCCAAGGACTTTAGGATTCAAGGACCAGTAACTACTAAAGGCATGAAGAGCACTTTAGTTAAATTAGCGAAAGAAGCCCCAGAACATTACAAATTCGTGGCTCCTAAAATTAAGAAAATAGGAGATGAGTTTGCTACTTACGAAGGTATAACAGTAGGTTTAGACGACATAGAGCCAGAGTATGAGCAAAGGGATGCTATACTACATGAGGCTGAAGATAAAATTAAAAAGTTCGGGGCTACATCAGACCAAGCTTTTGATGCCTATGTAGACGCTCAAACTAAAATACAGACCTTAGCGAAAAATCACAAGGGTGACATGGCTATGACTGCTAGGGCAGGATCTAGAGGAAACGTTAATCAATTGATGAAAGCCATAGCTACCCCTGTTGTAGTAGGTGACTACTCAGGTAGGCCTGTACCCTTCTTAATAAAAAGAAGCTACGCTGAAGGGTTGAGTCCAGCTGAAGCCTGGATAGCGGGTGATGAGTCTAGGGGTCAGGTTATTAAAGGCCAGCTAGGAACTGCAGAGCCTGGGGAAATGCAGAAAGTTCTTTCGGCTGTTATGTCAGGGGCGGTGGTAGCCGATGTTGACTGCGGGACACACAACGGTATACCCATGGATTCTTCTGATGCTAGTATAGAGGGGAGATATAGGGCAGGCACTAACGAACTTATTAACTCTAAGTTAGCCTCACAGCTAAGTTCTTCTGGCGGTAAGGTATTAGTTAGGTCAAGTATGACTTGCGAGCTAGACCAGGGAATATGCCAAAAGTGCATGGGTACATCAGTACAAGGTAAGGACTACAAGGTCGGAGCTAATGTAGGTGTTAGGGCTGCTCAAGCCATGTCAGAACCGCTAACTCAGATGCAGCTGAGTTCTAAGCACGGAGTATCTCTTGTTAAAGGAGACGTAGCCAAGCCTTCTGGCCTAAAAGCATTCAAGCAATTCGTAGAGATACCGAAGAACTTCTTTTACAAAGCAACTCTAGCAGACACTAAGGGCAAGGTTGACAAAGTTAGCAAAGCTCCACAGGGTGGATATGACATACATATAAATGGCTCTGCTCATTATGTTCCTCCTGGAAGAGATCTAAAGATATCAGAGGGAGATGAAGTTGAGCCAGGGGATTTACTATCATCTGGGGTAGCCGCCCCTGACGAAGTACTTAAGCACAAGGGTGTTGGTGCTGGCAGAGAGTACTTAGTTAAATCTTTACGCGGAGCATTTGAGGAATCTGGCGTTAAGATAGACCAAAGAAACCTAGAATTATTGGCTAAGACACAGCTAAATTATGTTAAGGTAATAAATCCCATAGGGGACCTAACTGAGGGTGACATAGTTCCATTGAACCAAGTTACCAAAGAGCTTAGTAACACAGGTAATCTGTCTAAAGTTTCTTCGGCTATAGGTAAGATACTAACAAAGCCAATATTTGAGCACACAGTAGGTACGCCTATAACTAGAAGGATAGCTGAGGATATACTTTCTAAAGGGAAAGATGAGATAGAGTGCACTGATAGAAGCCCTGTTATACAACCAATAATGGCGGCAGCTACCAGAACTCCATTATTAAATCCTAACTGGTTACAAAGATTAGGTTATCGTTACCAGAAAGATACCCTTATAGATGCGGCTAGCTATGGGCAGAAAGGTACTGTACACGGGTATGATCCTATGGCGGCACTTGCTCTTGGTAAAGAATTTAGACGCGGAGAAAAAGGAGAGTACTAGTATGAGTAAGCCATTTAGCAATGTTATTTCCAAAGCACTGTTTGGTAATAAGAACTTAACAGCAGATCAGCTTGATAATGTATCTAAGTATGTTACCCGCCATGGGTATTCAAAAGTAAAGAGCTCCCGAGGTATGCTGAAAAGCTTACTCCTAGGAAACGAGCATGCTATACCATTGGCTAAAGCTAGGTTTGCTCAGGGGGGTTTGTTAGGTAAAGGAGGGCTGATACTAGGTGATATTGCTCCAGACGATAAGTTTATCTCGGGGGCTAGGAAGATACGCAAGTACCTAAGTAGTTCACCTAATACTCCACACGATATAACTGCCGAGGATTTGAAAAATGTAGCTAAGGGAATACCAGGCTTGGCTCTAGGTGCTGGTTTTACTCTAGGATTCCCATTAATGGACGCCGGAAGGGCACTATCCGGTGAGTCTGAGTACGGCGAGAACAAGGGCCGTGGGGTAGGTGCAGCCTTAGGTAGTGGTCTGGGATTTGCTTTGTCGAGTGGTTTCGGGTTACCCGCGGGCATGCTTGCAAGTACCCTAGGTAGCAGGATAGGTGCTGGTCTCGGTGGAGTATTTGACTCTTCCGATAGCCAGCCTAGAGAAATGTCAATACCTGAGGCAGCACTTAGAGTAGCCCCAGGCTTAGATGAACTTAAATAGAATTGTTATATTAATAACACGATACTATACTTTATAGAAAGTATAACAGGAGATTTTATATGTCATTATTAAAATTGGCTTTTATTAGAGGTACTCAAAACGCTTTAGTTGCTGCAGGAGCTATACCTCCATACAAGTCAGAATTGCATGCTGATTTAGCTGTAAAGGTAGCATCCTACGCTTTACCTAGGAATTGGAAGCTTGCTTCAGAAGAAGATGTGGCTAATGCTATGTCTTCTATGGTTACTGGCGCAGAAGAAGAACTTCACCCAGAAGAAGCTGCTGCTGTTATGGAAGATGACTCTGATGAAGGTGTGGATGTTGATGAAGCTGCTGAAGCTTTGGAGCACCAAGCTGACATGGCTGATGCCTTCTCTAACGCATCTGAACAAGCTGCTGACGCATTGGAGAACATGGAATCGGAACAAGAAGCTAAAGAGGTTGTTGCTATGCTTAAACGAGCTGCCGAAGGTGACATATTCGGAGGCGGTGTAGCTAACCCAGCGCCACAAGTTCTAGATGACTATGAGTCTGAAGCTGGAGATAGAGCCAGTGAGGACTACGCCCATCTTGGCGGTGACCAAGGGTTAGCTGATCCAATGGCTAATGCTGCCCCATTTACTGGTAGCATGAAGGATTTAGCTGAAGGCGTTAGCTTAGACGCTAAGACTGCTTCTTTGTTGCTTAGAAAATTGGCTGAGGATGCAGCATATAATGTAGGGCCTGACGTAGCAGACCCAGATAATATCGAAGAGGATCCTAGACCAGAAGGCTATGCTAACTTTGAACAAGGTGGCGGTGCTTTTAATGATACTGCCCCATTCACTGGGGATATGCAAAAGGCCAGCGCGTATAACTACTTACTTAAAAAGACAGCTTCGGAGGTAGGTGCTTACTTACCTAGAGGATTAAACAGCAGGGATAAACTTGCCGCCCTTAGGACTATGATAGGAATGTCCAATAGGGAAAGAGCTAACTATATCCAAAGAATCAAGTGGGCTATGGAAGAAGACTCAGAATCAAAGAAAGAAGAAGATTCCTCTGACGTACCTGAAGCTTTGAAGGACTACGCTGAAAGTAAGATGGAAGAAGAACACAGTGATGCAGAATCTTCTACAGAGGACAAGAAAGAAGAGAAGAGCGCTGCTTATATCCTAAGACAATTAGGGTTAGGCAGTAGGTCATCTTCTAAGCGTAGAAGGTACTAGGAGTAGTATTATGATTAAGACAGCTTACATAATAGGCATGCACAAAGCATTCGTCGAGTATGGTCTATTATCTAATAGAACTCCATTCCACAAGATAGCTGCGGCAGCCGATATAGCTGCTCAAGCTAATCCTGGAGAGGTGCAAGCTGTTGGAGAATACATAACTCAAGCTGATTTAGACTCAATGGGTAAAATCCTAGAGGTATTATCCATGCTACTCCAGCAGTACCAACAGCAAGCTGGAGGAATGCCACCAC